TGTTACTCTGCTTCCATTGCACCCTTAGCAGCCTGCGCCCCTAGAAGGCCCTGAAGCTCAGGCCTCATTGGTGCACCATACCACTGACGGGCCACGGCATACGGGATGCCCAAGGATAGCAGTGGATCAATCGTAGCAACTCCTAGACCCTGTGCAGCACTGCCAGCAGCCACAGCAGGTGCGCCACGTTTCCCGCCAGTCAGGATGTCTTGGGCAAAGCTGCGCTGTGTAGTGCCGCTGTTAGGCACTGGATCAGGCAGAATTGCTGCACCTGCTCTCACAAAATCAGTGAACGGATTTCCACCTTCAGCCCACATTTGCGGGTTGCGACCGCGTTCAACTGCGGCAATCTGTTGAGGCGGGATAAACCCTGTATTGAGTTTATCCTGTCCAGCACGCGCCATAGTGTCTTCAATGCGTGAGAAAATCGCATAACGACGATTTACATCTTGCCACGCATTACGAAGTTCAGGGCTGCCAGCAGACCGCTCCATCGCATCTCCAAGTGCACGCTGCATACCTTGCAGTGCTTCACGCCAGAATTGTGCATTCGGACTATCACTGCGTTGCGCCCTAGCGATTTCTTCAGAAATCTTCGACTGCATCCGTTGATAGTCGATGCCTTCACCAGCTTTGCCACCTGCATACTCAAGAACGGTATCACGCATTCTTTGCCATGCAGGTGCTACATCTTGGAATCCGCGAACATAACGGTTTTCAATGTTGAGCAGATCATCAAACAACTGCTGCTGTTGTGTACCGCCAATTTGTGTAGCCTGTTCAAGCTGCGTGTATTCATTTCTGAAGTTTTTGCGTGCCTGAGACAACACTTCAGGAGTAGCGACATCGCTATCAATGCCTGCATTTCGCATGATGTTTCGTGTAAACGCACGCATCTGCTCATCCTCAACACGCGCAACACGCGGTGCTGATGTTGGCAGATACTTCATTACACTTTCAAAAACCTGAGCAGACGGATTACCTGAAACTTGAGCAGGTGTAAGTGGAACACCTGATTGCTCCAGCAAACTGACATTCCCCTGCCTAACTTCACCGCCTGTAGCCGGAAACAATCCACCGGGACGCACAGCTGGAAGTGCACCAGCAACAACACCAAGCGGAATAGCAAGACCAGCAGGAACGCCTGCCTCAAGTGCACCCTGAGTTGTTACTGCACCAGTTGTAGCACCTACTGTCTGCGTACCGGGTGCAGATGCGAGTGTCTGCATAACAGGTCGTGCAACCTGAGATGTCATTGGCAATGCCTGCGCAACATTGCGTGCTGCCGCTGCTCCTATTGGAGCTTCAACGGCAGCGCGTGCAGCAGCAGACATAAGGCGTTCTGTTGCACTTGCTGGTTCAGGTAGACCTGCTCTTGTCATCAATTCTTCCATAGCCTGAGACGGCACTGGTTGGTTTTGACGAGTCAAAGCATTCCATGCAGTCACAGCAACATCAGACAATGGTTGAGCAAGTGCAGCCGATGTTGCGCCAGCAAGTGCACCGGGAATAGCACCAATACCAGCAAACGGTGCGCCAGCAGCAGCACCTAGTGCAGCGCCTGCGGCAACAGGACCAAGTGCACGAGTTGCTAGTCCAGCACCACGTTGAATGTTTTCAAATGCACCACGATCAACCCGTTGCTGTAGTTTTTCGCGTTCTTTGGCAATCAGGTCATTTAGGTTCACACGATCTGCCATTAACGCCCCCTGTTCAAGCGGTTCAGACGTACAGCATAAGCTGCCTTTTCCTGTTCAGTCATGTCATCTGTATTCATTGTCAGCAATTCTTGCGGAGTTGCTGAGTTAATACGGTCAATCATACCGGGTTCATAAGGCTTAAACTCAAGACCTTGACGCTTTGCACCCGGTCCAGCAGCCGTAATCATGCCCTGTGTAGCAGCTTCTCGATTTTTGCGTTTCTGCTCAATAACAGCGTTTGTGTCACCTTGTTGTGGGAAATAGTTTTCTATTTCCTTTGCCATTTCATCAACGCCAATAACTGCGCCAGATTCTTTACGAAGATTTGCTCTAACCCAATTTTCCTGTGCTTGACGATAACGCTGTCTATCTTCATCACGCATGATGTTTGTTGCTATAGGTCCAATTTTAGGACCAACAAGAGTTTCAACAAGACCCGGCTTTGCAGCAGCACTAAAATCAAGAGGATCAGTGATCTTTGATGCTTGAATCATTCGTGCAGCAAATCCTGTCGCTCTTGCCTGATCTTCAGTAAGAGGCTTTTCTTCAGGTGGACGTTGCGCAATCAGCGGTGCAGTTGTGCCGGGAGCAGGAGCCTGCGCCACAGGAAGACCAGCGGCCTGTCCTGTTTGCTGAACTTCTGTTCCTGCTGTTGCAGGTTGCTGGATCAACCCTTTCGGCGGGATGACACCCTGTGGAATTGGTGGAGATGTCCAAGCATATTCCATCTGCTGTGTTGCAGGGTTGAATGTAGTGACCATCTTCGGCCCATACATTCTATTGAATGCAACAGAGTATTCAGGTGTTTCTGCAATTTTTGGGTCTTTAGTTGCAGAAAGGATCAGGTTTTGAGCCCGACCTTCAAGGCCACCTGCTTCTTCAACTTTGCGATTGTCTGTAGCAAGTTTTGCAAGTTCTTCAGAAAACTTAGCTGCATCTCCTCCAGTTGCTTTCAACCGGGCAAAAACTTCATTTCTTGGGATGTTTGGAAACTGCGAGAAGATAGAAGCACCAGCTTCCGCTGTTGTACGCGGAAGTGATGGAGGATTAAACAGAGATGCAGGCGCAGCCGGAGGTGTAACAGGCGCAGCAGACGGCTGTTCTGATGTCGGTGCAGCAGCATGTGCTGACGGTTGCACAACACCACCGGGCGTCACGGCAGGAGCAGCAGCAGGTGCAGCAGGTGTTACAAGTGCAGGAGTTGGTGCAGCAGCAGCAGGTGCAGGTGCAGCGCCGTAAATGCGGCGTAGTGTGTTGATTTGTGCATCAATCTGCGATGTGTCACCATTGATTGATGCAATGTTAGCCTTCTGTGCTTCAAGAGCAGTAATAGCCTTCTCGCGGTTAGCAAGAATGTCGGCATACTGTGCTTCTTGAATCTGACGAGCCAGCGGATTCACATACTGCGATGTTGCACGCTGCTGCACGATGTTCTGCACCTGTGCGGCAGATACACCCGGTGGCAAGTCAAACCCGTAAGCCTGCTTGAATGCAGCAGGGTCTTTCATCAGCGCATTGATCTGACCAAGTGATTGCTGGTTCTGCATCCGTTCAGCAAGCTGTGATTGAAGCATACGTGTTTGCAGATTACCCATTGCTTCACGCTGCACATTGCCGGGAATAGCACCCAACTGAGACAGATACTGTGCACGCTGTGCAGGCATCTGCTTTTGACCAGCTGCAAGCAGCGTTGAACCAAGCTGACCAAGCAGACTGTATGTCATGCGGCGCTGGTCTTCAGGCGACATCATGGAAAGCAAGTCAGTTGCCTGCTGCTGCGGCTGCAAACCAGCAGTTTGCTGTGTCGCATCAGTCTGTGCCTGACCACCGCCACCCAGCAACCCACCAAAGAAGTTGCCGATGCCACCAGTGATGTCTTCAAGAAGTGCCATGTTCTTTGTCCTTATCGGCCCAAAAGACCGCCAAAGTTGATAGGTGTTTGAGTGATGGTTCCAGTTGTGTCACCAAACTTCAAACGACCATACTGTGTAGGGAGCTGATTTGTTGTTACCTGCATTTCAGCAGGGTTGAACGGTGGTGCTTGTGTTCCAAGCATTGCCTGATTCATCAAAGCAGTCTGAAACGCAGACTGGATGGCAGGATGAATCTGCATGATAGGAGCAGCCAGTGTTGGCTGAACAGGTGGTGTTGGCACAACAGGGATCATTGGCTGTTCTGGCATGATCCCATAATTTGCGGAATCAACGCGTCCACCTGTCAAAGATTGCAGGTAAAGTGCACCAAGCTGTTCTTCAAGACTTGCCATGTCATCACCCCAAAAGACCTGAGAAGATAATATCACGCCATTGACCGCGTTGCACGGGTGCGGGTGCGCCCGGTTGCCATGACGGCTTTTCTGCACCTGCTGCCATCAAACCAAGTCCAACATTGGCAAGTCCAGCAAGGCTGCCTGCTGTCGATAGAGCAGATGGTGTAGGGTTGAACAATGATTGTGTTGTCGGCTGCATTGCAGCAGCAGGTGGCATTTGCAACCCAGCACCCACATTAAGACCAGCCATTTGCGGCATTGTTGGCTGACCAACGGAGGCAGGAAGTGTCACACTTTCAGCCATACCCGGTGTCAAAGATGGAAACTGTGTTGGCTGTGGAGCGGCAACAGGAGCCATTGAGGCAACTTGTGTTGGCTGGACAGCATTGGCAGCAGGAGTTGACCAAGGTGTACCAAGCAGACCGCCTGTCATGCCACCAAGGACATCCTGCCCAAATCGTGACCATGTACCAGCCGGAGCAAGTTGAGCAGTTGATGCAGGAGCAAGATAGCCTTTTACATCTGCCATCTGGGTTGCAGGTGCTTGTGGCTGCTGTGGCTGTTGTTGTTGCGGCATCTGGGGCTGCGGAAGACCCATGATATTTTGAGCAATGGTTGAAGAACCAATGCCAGTTTGTGCCAGCAACTGACCTTGAGGTGTAAAAATCTGCGTGCCATCAGCAGCAGGCTTATATCCAAGACCCATACCGATACGAACAGCATTGCTATCTCCAATAGGAATAGCACCGGGATACTGTTGAATAAGTTGTCGCACTGACTGTTGTGTCAAATGCAATGGGTCTTTTGCTTCGTATGTACCAGTTGCGATAGTTGCACCTGCATCTGTTGCAGCAGTTCTAACTGCTTCACTTACAGGTCTAAACTTATCATTATTCGCATTAGGTGGGACAATTATAGGATTTAGGCCTCTTGATTTAGCTGCTTCAATAGCCTTCATAGTTGCTTCAGCAGCAGCTTGAGGATTGGCATAATCGTTTGTTCCAAGAGCAATCAAAGCATTCTTTGGCTGCTGTTGTGCTGTTTCAGTTTGACCGCCTAACAGGCCAATAGAATTGGCAAAGTTTGCACCTTTTTTGGTTATTGCTTCAACGCCCCCTTGGTCACGCACAGCATACCAAGGGCTTGTTCCTTTATTTTTCATCATCTCAAGCGAAAAATCGACCTGCTGCATCCAGTTTTCACGGGATGGAGCCTGTCCATATTTTTGCTGAAACTCATAGGCCATTCCACCGGGTGCAATTTTATTCGGATCAGACGAACCAGAATAAAGTTGGAACGGACCAAACGAATAACCGCGTGCATCACGGTTCCCGAATGTGGGGCTTCCAAGTGTATTTGGATTTAGACCTTCATAACGAGCAATGCCGACAGCAAGATTTGGATCAATGCCGTAGAGTGGCGCTCTTCTGTAGATGTATTCCGCAATAGTGTTTACATCAGCCATAGCTCACCCACTGCTTTCCAACTGCCTCGTCGATGATGTTTAACCTACGCAGCACCTCTGCTTTTTTGAACGGAGACAGATTCTTAATCCGCTGTTCATTGTCAGAAAGATATGCAGTGCAGTCCCAGCAGTCTCTTCCTGTTTTTTCACCTTCTTTGTATCCCGGTGGCAGCACAGCGCCGACTTCATCAAGATACTTGAAAACCTGTTCTTCGGTCCAATCTTGGATTGGCATTATAAACTCAATGCCATCCACCTTTGTACCATTTCGCGCAGTTGACTTTTTTGCGTCAGAATTACGCTGACCTTTGATCACCTTTGTAACACCTAAATCCTTCACCCCATAGTGCAAAGGTATCCAGATGTTAGTTGAGCAGCACGACACATAAGGCTGCATCAATGGTCCAGTTTCTCCGCTGATATGTCTGCCAACCATTGTGTTATTGACTGGCAACACATCAACAGGCCAACCGAAATTCTGTATGTTCTCAGGCTGATTAGAATTAAGTTCCACAAAGTGTGGCAACTTTTTCTTCCATTCAGCCATATACGCGACCATTTCAGGATACGCTGCACCAGTGTTTAGCCATACAACATACATCTGATCCCATTTGTCTTTGTTCAAATACAAACAAGCCAGACTGTCTTTGCCACCACTAAACAGTAACGCAGTGTCGATCATAGTGATGCAATCGTACCAATGAGAGACGCGGCAGACGCGGCTGCACCCAAACCAGTCAGCAATGGATTGCTGGAAGGACCGGGACCAGTCTGCGTATTTGTCTGTCCATACGGTGTAGCACCGAGTGCTTGGACAGGAATCTGCAACTGCTGCAATGGGAATTGCTGGGCTTCACGATAAGCCTGCTGCATTGCATCAAGTTCAGCCTGCTGCTGCTGTTGCAAAGCAGACTGGGCAGCAAGAGCAGATGATGCACCAGTGAGATAAGCCTGTTGACCTGCACCAGCAAGACCGCCGAGTGCCTGTGCACCTTGAAGACCAATGCCAGCCTGCTGCAATCCAGCAGCCTGATTAAGCTGCTGTGCAGCCATCTGACGGGCAATATCAGATTGTGCTGCCTGCTGCGCCTGCTGGAAGTTCTGCGAATACAACTGTGCAGCAAGGTTTGCAGCCTGCTGCTGGGCAGCCGCGTTTACAACACCTTCCTGAATGCTTTGGCGTGATCCACCAAATGCACGGGCACGAATAGCTGCATCAGACGCAGCATTCAGGTTTTGCATCCGCTGTTGGTTCAATGTGTCCAGAGATGATTGCAGGACAGACTGAGTAAATGGGTTCATATATGGAGCAAGATCAGTCGTTGAAAGCTGACCTGCCTGCACTTGCTGCGGCTGGTACTGACCAGACTGTGCAGCCATTTGTTGCGCATAAGCATAAGCAGGCTGTGCCATGCCATAGCTAGATGCAATGTCCCCGATGGTCTGAAGTTGACCGCTGCTAATATCTGCAACACGCTGACCTGTATATGGTCCCATCATGTTTTCAGATACCTGATAGGCAGCAGCAAGGTTCTTCTTACCTGCTTCCTGCACCCATTCAGGCAGTTCTGTCTTATTCACGACCTGTTGTTGACCACCGCCGCCACCTTTGCCCATTTTAATCCTCCAATGGTAGTGCCATAGACACCGACCTGTTGGTCCATCCATATTTCGGCAGAATCTTCTGCCATCCCCAGCGTCCGTTCATGGTCATAAAAGAGCAACCATGCTCTTTAGCAAATGCGATGACCTGCGGGTGCATACTCATCGCCTCTTCCATGTCACCGAACACCAAAAAACAGTTCAGCCATTTCTTCTGTGGTCCAACTAATATCTCTGTAATCACACCAGAGTTATCCGTGAACCATCCCTGATACTTACCAGACTGCAAACCAAGATAGATGTCACCGACTGAATGCGTACCGCCACCCAATCTAAGTGCTTTCTCCATTTTAGTAAGGAGGTGCGCCTGTTTGTCCAAGTGGAACCGCCGTTGTAGTTAGTGTACCTGTATTGCTTACAGTTACCTTCCAGACTGATCCGTCAGATGCTTGTAGCAAGATGCTTTCAACAGCCTCAAACTTAGTCACAGACTGATTTACTGCCTGAGAAAAAGTCGCAAAGGCTCTGTTGAAGTAACCATTATCATAGGACGCTGGTACAGGTGGAAATGTAATGTTCATCGTCCACCACTCCCCATAAACTCAATCCGCATTTCACCAATGCTCCAAGGAGCATCTTGTGTTGCTGTGATCTTCATGCGGAAATCACGCCCAGTAACCCGCATATCAGTATAACCACTAGAACGCGGAGTATAAGGACCAGATGTTGTTTCAGCACCTTCTGGTGTGAAGCTGGAATAGACAGTGATTGTAGTGCTGTCATAGCCATACCCACTATCAGTGATAGCCTGACGAAGATGACTGACCAGATTGCCATTTTGAATGTTAATGGATGATGTCTCAACCCATCGTTGACCTTCAAGTGAAGCACCTGCCGCTGTCCATCCGTTTTCTTGGAAGAAAATATCATTATTAGAGTCAGCAGCTATCGGATAAGGAAAGATACTTGCTCCAAATGCAGCAGTTCTGTCCATTGTTCCAATAGTCCACCAGTCTTCAGCATAGTTATAAACTACATACTGATCTGGTGTTGTTGATCCTGTTGATGGATACCAAAACCATGCTTCAGGAAAGACATTGTTTTCAGCACCATGCGTATAGAGCGCGCCACTGTCAGTGTCGATGTTCTCAAAAACATAAGAGCCAACATCGCAGCGAAGCGGCCTGACAGTACCGCCATCATAAATCCAGAAGGATTCTTTGCCCATCCAAATGCAACGACCAGCAGTCGTAGCAAATGCGCGTGGAGCAATGATCCCGCATCCAAAACCAATACGGTTGATGCTGTAGATATATGGAAGACCAATATACTGCATCAGCCATACTTCGTCTTGCGTCCAAATCAGCGTGCCTTCACGCACTGCTGCGCACATGATGATCTTACTTGCGGTATCAAGATCAAGATAGCCAGCCGTATTTGTTGTACTGGCAAAATCCCAATCTGTGTAATCTTCGCGTGAAGACCACGCAACACGACGAGCATTACCACCAGCACCAATCAAAACAGCATGGCGTTCCTGAGTGACGATAACACCACGGTTATTTGTCGGTGGAAGATCAGCAGTTGGATATGACGCAGTTCCACCTGTTCCAGTCGTATTTGTACCAGAGTTAGCATAGGTAAATGTGGTGAGACTTGGAACAGATGTGATTGTGTATGTTCCGTTCAAAGATGAAACAGAATTTCCACTAATCACAACGGTATTACCATTGGTGAACCCGTGATTATATGTAGTTGTTACTGTTGCCACGTTTGAAACGCGAGCAATAGATGTAATTGGTTCAATACCAACTACAGTGATCTTTCCTTCACCTTCTTGCCAGTGAAGCAATCGACCATCGCTAGATGCAACAGCAAGAAGTTCGCCACCCCAGTTATCAAACGTCCATGAGAACGGTGGGATAAATGAAGCAGATTCAGGACGCGGATAAGTTAAATCTGTGTCATCACCATACAGCAGTTCGCCATAGTCATAAGCACCATAGCCACCAACTGACGTATCTTCAGCACCAACAAAACCATCAGGTGTAATGTCATCGTATGTCGCACCTTCAAGCGAATACAATTTATCATCACAACCAAAAACAGTGAGAGATGATCCAATTGTGCTGGACCAGCTAAAAATGGTGCGAACAGTGCTTGCAAGCGGTGTTTCACTGATACGCTGCCACCCACCAATAGGAAGCAATTTACCAGCACGCCAGCGGATCAAATTTGCATCCCAATAGCGACCTTTGACCTGAAGCGGCGTTGCCGTCTTCAAGACACCGGGTGGAATGTTAATTGGAGCCAGTGGCATAGTTATCCCTCAGAAGTCCATTATTTATACCACGAAACAGGCTTCAGGCCATGCCCTTTGCCTTCTCTTCGACTTCAGCAACACGACGAGTCCAACCCTTTCCAAAGGTATCAAAGGTGGGCAAGCCTTTTAAGAAGTCCATCCGCATCCCACAAAGAGCATCAATCACCTCATCAGCAGGTGCTTCGTTAATAGCAGCCAGTGTTTTTGGCCCAATGATGCCATCTGCCGGAACACCTACGATCTGCTGTAGGTATTTAGCTGCACGGGCTGGTCCAGAGTTAACTGCCAGATCATAGGCTGCATAATCAACTCCAAACGGAAGTTCATCTCCACGTATTTTGTCCCAGTAACGAGCCTTATAGAACGGCTGAACCATCTCAGGTGTCAGACTGCGCATTTCTGCCTCATCAGCCTGCTGACCTGTGTATTCTTCCCATGCTCTCTTTGTGACACCGAGATTGGTCATACCACCGGGATCACGCGGATGGTTTACAAATCCACCTTCATGCTTCAAGACCATCCTAAAGCAGTCTTCCCAGTTGCTCTTCATTTTCCATCTCCCTTGCCGATCAAGGCATTCTTTTCCTTCGATCCAGCCGATGAACCATAGTAGAAGTTGATTACCCCAGTCCATGCCGTACCAAGTGCACCAAGCATCATAAGCAGTGCTTCAGTGCCATTCTGCGGCATACCATGAAGAAGCATCCAAGTCAGGATGCCGAAGAATCCAACGGTGATCAGGAGTGCAAGCATACGTGGAACCCAGTCTTGGGTTGATACCTGCATCTTACGGGCGCTGTCACGATCAGCAGCAGCAATGCGCTCAAGATCAATGTCCAGTTCCTTCATGCGAACCTTGAAATCAGCGTCAATCTGCTTCACAGCTGCAAGCTGTTCTGGCGTTGCCTTTTCCAAGGCAGCCTTTACATCGTCTTCATTGCCTTCTTCATGCCCAAGGAGAGCCGAAGACAATGTTTTGACAGCAACACCTGCCAATGGTCCACCCAAGGCTGTTGCCAGCGTAGGAGCAACTGTCTGGAGCAATGGTCCAAATGTTTTCAATAGGTCCATGCTGTCCCCCTATATAGCCAGAAACACCAGAAAAACACCGATGATGATGCAGATAACAATACCACCAATGGTACAGATTATCATCACCTCACGCTGAAACTCTTCCGCTTCCTTGGCTGCTCTTTCACGCGCTGCCTTCTGATCCTTTTGGATGCGCGTGAGTTCACGTTCAACTTCCTGCCACCCCGCAATTCCATACGTGGCGACAAACTCATTTTTGACCTGCGCAAACCATTCTTCTGCCTGTTTACGTTTAACAACGATGTCCATTGCCATTTCTTCGGCAGACACCTTGCTAAACATTTTAGGCTTAGGAGGATTAGACGATAGTTTAGTGAGACTGGTAACTGATCCGTAAAGTTTGGCGATGTCACCCGCCATACCCTGTATTTCTTTACCGACCTTGATGCCTGTCTTAATAGCTTCATAAGCAGTCTTTGCTGCACCAAATATAAGAGCAATAGATGCGGGGTCCATGTTTGTTCACCTCGTCATCTCCCTCTTTTTGTGAAACTATCAAGGTTTGTCTGCCTTGCTTTCCAGTTTGTCGTAGATGCGCTGGAACATATATTCGATATGCTCCATGCGCTTATCTAAATCGACTTTCTGGACATATTCTTTTGGAAGACCAACTTCCAACTCATGCAGGTCTTTAC